CCGCAGCCGATCCGCCCGCGACGAGGCCGCCGCCCTCCAGTAATCCGCCCGCAGCGCCCGTCGCAACCGTTCCGAGGCCCGCGCCGATCCCTGTTGCGGCAGCCGCGCGCCCGGCCATCCCGGCGAGATTCCCGACGCCGCCCGCGACCAGACCGCCGACGCCGATGGCCCCTGAGATTGTGACCACCGCCGCAGCCGCGACGCCCAGGTACTCGGCGACTTTTCTGAGCGGCTCGGGCATCCCCTCGAAAATATCGAGCAGCCGGTTCGCGGTATTGAGCAGCAGCGTGAGCAGCGGCTCCAGATCCTTAGTGAGCTGTTCGGAGTCGAGCCTAACGCGGTCGATGACCTTTTGCCACTGCGCGGTTGTGCGGTCGGTCAACTCGCTAATGTCGCTCTGTTGTGCCGCTTTGTCGATGGCCTTCCAGAACCCATCGGCGAAACCTGCGCCACTGATCTCCCCGGCCTTCATCATTTGCCTCACTTCGGGCTGCGATTTCCCGAGGATGCCCATCATGGTTTCGCCGAAGGAACCGAGACTCATCGCCAATTGCTGCGGGCGCGCCGTCCCAATCGCCCTCATCTTGTTGAGCGCGTCGATGGTCGGCTGCAAGGCGTCTTCCTGAAGTCCGTGCGCGGCCATTACCTTTGCTAAATTCGTAACGTCCCGCGCGATATTATTCACGTCCGTGCCGAAGGATTTGAGCGCCAGACCGGCCTTGAGAAAACTTTCGACGCTGAACGGCGACGTTTGCGCCCCGGCGATCAATTGCCGGTACAGCAAATTGGTCGACGCCATATCGCCTTTTAAATCGCGAAGCGCGAATTGCAGCCGGAAAATATCGTCGGCGGCCTTCACCGCGCTCTCGCCCAGTTTCGCGATGCCGAGCCCGGCGAGCGCCTGCCCCATGCTCGCGATTTCGCTCGTCGCCTGCGAGATCGAGACGGCGAGCGTATTGACGCCGCGCGTCGCCTGCGCCGTCGCCTCATCGGACGCGGTGCCGATGGTTTTGATATTTTTATTCAACCCGTCAATCGCGGCGTTGGCGTTGTCCGATTGAAAGTCGACCTGAATGTAAATTTTGTTAGCGGCCACGCCTGTTGCTCTCCTGTTCGATCTCGAACTTATTGCGCTCCTCCTGTAGAATGCGCATTAACCCGAATTCCAGATACGAAATCTCATCGAGCGAGACGCGGATTCCGTGTTTAACCGCGAAATCGATGTCGATCACCGAGCCGAACAGCGCCAGCCGTGGCTCCATTGCGCGGTTCAATAAAACAAGCGGACACTCGAAACACGGGAAGCGTTCCCCGCTTTCGGCATAGGGGTCCTCGTATTGCGCTGCGGCGCAGTTCATGGGCTTCGGGCAAAGCTGGTCGCGCCGCAACAGGCGGTGAAGGATGAACCGGAAGCTCGGATTTTCCGGCCATTGATTGCCCGCTGTCAAAAAGCATCCGAATCGTCTCCCACGCCCGCCTGCAGCTCGCGGTCCAGCTCGTCGATCACCGTCCGCATGGCGAGGTTTTTATGAATCGCCGGGATTCCATTGGCGTAATCCTTGGACGATCCCCGGCACTGATCCCACAGCGCCGCGCCCGGCTCGATCATGATGCGGAATTCGTTTTTCCCGTTCGGCAGCTCGCGCCCCGACCGCTGCACGCGCTTGCGAAACTGGAGCAACTGAGCGGCGCTCGGGATTCTGATGTTGTGGGTAACCTCGGTGCCGCCCATCACGCTTAAAACGACCTCCGCGTCATCGGCCCCGAGCGACGAGTCGCGCACTTCGCAAAAGCCGATGGCGTCGAGGATGCGCGTGGCATCCTGCGGCGTAATCTCGGGCCCGTCCCCGACCTTGATCTCGTGATAGAGCTTTAAATCCGCTTCCGAGTTGGTAAGGACCTCGTTTTCGGTCGAGCCCCGCCCGGCGCGCTTCGAGATAATGCGCGTCAGCCTGCCCCGCTCGATCCATTGCTGATCGTCTGGAAAGCGGACGCCTAAATCGATCTTGCCGCCCGGCGTCCGGTACGGCATGTGAATTTCTTTACTGGTGTCAAACATCCCTTTTTCTCCTGTCTTCGAATTTGCGCCGATGCGCGAAATCTTTTAAGCCGCCGCTACGAGTCCGAAAATGCCCGCCTTGGTGGTGGTCGCCGAAAGCGTCACGATGGGCGTCACGCCGTCGGTCGGCGTCATGATTTTGGCCTCGCACGACACGTTCACGATGCCGTTGGTATCGCCGTTCACGACCGACGCCATCACCGTGCGCGGGAAGGTGAGCGTAATCCCGTGGTTGCCCGCGCCGGTGCCGAGCTTGCCGCCCTGGATGGTGATGGTGGTCGAACCTTCGGTCTGATTGAGCAGGTTATTGAATTCGACCGATCCCTTTTGCGCGCGCGCCGTAAACGTGAGTTTCATCGAACGCGTGCCGTACTCCATGCGCCCGCGAATCCCGAAGCCGTTCTGCGTTCCCGAGCCGGGATAGTAGCCCGAATCCGTGCGCGTCGCGTTCGACCACATGAAGGTCAACGAAATAAAGTTGCCGCCGAGCAGATAGTCGACGCCGTTCACGGTGAGAACCGTCGCGCCGTTGGCGTTGAGCAGATGCTCCAGCTCGGGAACCGGGAAATCGACGATGGTGGAAGGACTCGTGACGCTGCCGGTGCCGATGCAGTTCACCGAAACGCGGCAGTTATTGCGGCCCGGTCCAGATTCGAGCGATAGCGTGAAATCGTTCACCACCATGCCCACCAATTCCCGGTCGACGACCGAATCAGGCTCGGGCCGGATCAGCTCGCAGTAGGTGAACGGCGGCTGATTGATGCAATCGACCGACGGGTCCTGCGGCGTGGCGTCGTACTTGAAACCCGCGCCAGAGGCGACGGCTGCCGCCTTGCCGAGCGCAAAGCAAAACAACCACGCCATAAATTCCGAGGTGCAGTATTTCTCGATCACGCAGGCCGTCGAGGCCGAGGTCGGGAAATTCTGCGTCGGGAATTCGTCGCCCTTGCCGATATCCGCCGCGTCGTCCTCGGTGTTCAAAGCGACGGTCGCGAGCGCCGGGTTCGTTTTGGTGAGGCTCCACATATCGGCGATGGGATTCGCCGTCACCAGATCGGCCTGCGGCGCGAACCCGAACGCGATTTTGGTTTCCTGGATATTCGCCGGGCACGAGGTTGTTCCGGCTCTCAATCCGGGTGTTCCGTTTTTCCCGTTTCTCCCGGCGGCGGGAGGTGCGGTTTGCTTGGGTGGGTTTACTACGGTGGACATAAATTTAGGCGTCTCCTGTTTCGGTAATTCGGGCATGGATCGCGTGATAATCGATCCCTTCGCGGTCCTGAATGCGGGTGATTTCGATGATTTCGGCGGCGTTCACGCCGTCCATGACCGGGCAGTAGCGCCACCGCTGGCCATCGCCGGGAACGGGCACTCCGTCGACCAGCAAATTAATCAGCGCCAGCGAACTTTGATCCGTGGCGGCGCGGCAGGTGAAGAAATATCGGTGCTCCCATGCCGACATATCCCCGGAGTCGTTCTTGCCGGTTTCGTCCCAGGCGACCATCACGGTGCCCGCTGGCTGCTCGTAAATCGCCGAGGTGAGCGAATTGCGGTCGGGGGTGGAATCGAGATAAGCGAAGACGCTGTCCGGGTCTTCGTTATTCAGCGCCGCGACCAGCTCGGGGATGCGCTGGAAGGTGTCGACGAGGGCGTTCGCGAGTTGGGTTAAATCAACCATTGACGATGGGCACCCACGCTTTCGTGAAAATCTTTCCGTACTCCTCGAACGATTTCTCGTAAATCTTGACTTGCTCCGGGCCCGAAAACCCGATCATTTCCTCGTAAAACTGCGCGCGATTGGCGTGCGAGCGCGTGGTGCGCTGGGTCGGCTCCGCGCGGATCGTGCCCGAGATGGCCTTGCGCAGCGAAAAGTTTTTCACGAGCGAGCCGGTCATGTTGTTATCGCGGATCGGAGCCCGGTTGGCCCCGGTCTTTTTGAGGTACGCGCGCTTCTCGAAGAAGCTCTTGTTGGCGAGCTGCCTCGCGGCGTTGCCGTTGGCGTTCAGGCCGAGCGACCAGCGTTTGAGCTGCGCCTCGACCATCGAGTCGCCGATGCGGGTGAGCGCTCCGTTGTCGAGGCGGGCCGGGATGATGCGCCCGCTCTTGGTGACCCGCACGGAGATGCCGTCGCGCGCCATTAGCCGCGCTCCTTGAGCACGCAGCGCGACCAGCCTATCGCGTAAGCGTCGACGCGCCACACCTCGAACGTGGAGCCGTCGGCGTCGACCGTGTCGCCCTTGACCGGCGGCGCTTCGAGATCCGCGTCGCACAGCGTGATATTCGAGTAGCTCCCCGGCGACGTATCTTCGTCCTCTGCGCCTTCTTTCCACACCACGTCCAACTCGACGGCGTCGCCCGAGGCGCGCGGCGTATATTCCACCGTGCGCCCGAACACCCCGATCTGCGCGGCCCAGTTGAGCGGCGCGTAATCTGTCGCGAATTTAGTCTGGTTATCGATGCTCATGGAATCGCTTCATTAGCCCCGCGCCCGGCCTCAAAGGGACCTCTTTCGAGGGGAGTGACCGGACGCGGATATCCTCGGTGGCGACCGAGAACCTGTTTAGAGCACCTTCGCCGCGAGCGATGCGTTCGGGCGATACGGCACCACGAGCGGCGCGGACTGCATCATGATGAAGCGCACGCTCGGATCGGGCTCGATCCACGATTTGACGAAATAGGGCATCGATTGCAGGCCCGCTTCCTCATCGCGGATCGCGCCGTAGGCCTTGACGCCTTCGAGCGCGGGCGAGGTCAGAATGCAGCTACCCGCAGGCAGGATGGGCTTTTCGGTGCCATCCGCCGGGTCGACATACCATGCGCTGTAGACATAGATATTGAACCCGTAGATGGTGCCCATGTAGATGCCGCCCTCGGTAATCGGGGCGTTGCCCGACAAAGACGGCGGCTGTCCGAGCGAGCGCCATGTCACTAAGTGATCCTTGACCTGCTGGACGGTGTTGAAGGCGTTCCATACGTCGACCGTCATCAGCACGTCGGACAGCATCACGCCGGTTGACTCCAACACGGTGAGCGACCAGCTTTCGAGGTCGTTCAGCGCGAGCGCCGTGGGATCGCTCCACAACTTCACCGCGACCGGCGCGTTCGCCGGGCTGCGTCCGAAGTCGAGGATGGCCGTCGCGTACTTCTCGCCCGAGATGACCAGCTTGCCGGTCGAAAGTACCTGCCCCGCCATCACTTCCATGCGGCGGCGGATCATGTTTAATTGGTCATTCAGACTGAGCGCGAGCATAGCGCGCAGCCGGTCCATCGGGCTCAACGTGCCGCCGATCTGCTCGCCCGGCGAGCGTTTCAGCGGTTTATTCATGTCAAAGACGCGCTTGTCTTTGACGTAGGCCGGTTTATAGGTCGAGGTCTTGAAGCCCAGGTCGGCCACGATCTGCCCCTCGACGAGCGGCGAAACGAAGGGCGAAATCCGCCGTTTGCCGTCCATGACATCGAAGTGAATTTCTTCGACCGTTTCGGTTTGCGTGTTCGGGAAATAGCGGTCCAGTAGAAACGACGGATTCCCGAGCAGGCTGGCGACGACGGTCGTGAGGACATCGGTGGAAAATAGATCAGCCATAGTTTTCTCCTTCTTTGGAGGGAATCCCGAGTGCGCGGCGTCGCCACGTCCGCGCCTCGGGCCTCCGGTTTTTTACTTCTTATCCTTCTCGGAGTGATGCTCCGCGTGTTTCCCGTGCTCATGCCCGAGCGGCTCATTCCCGTGCGGCTTCGCGGGGTCGTGCGCCGTCTTGGGATGCTTCGCGTCGTAACGGGCGCGGACGGCGGCCAGGGGTTCGAGCGGCGTGAGATTCGGGTCGAACCGCGAATGCGTCCGGTCGCGGCGGGGATCGTAGGCCGGGTGGTTCGGATCGAGCCTCGGGTCGTAACCGGCATCATAGGCCGGGTTATTTGGGTCGAGCTTCGGCTGCGCGAAGTCGATCAGCGCGTCGGTCGCCATTTGCGCGAACGGCGTGGGGCCGGTGTCCTCCCCGTTCGCCTGAAGCACGGTTTCGACATAGATGCCGTAATCGCGCAGCGCGTCGTTACACGAGCCCTGCGGCACTGCGGGAGGATAGACCAGTGCGTCGGCTTTCACCTTGGCGTGGACGTAGACGATGCCCGGCGCGGCGGCGAGCGTCGCGTCAATATCATTGGACAGGACGCAATTGCAATCGAGCGCGACCACGGGCTTTGTGAGCGCGCCGGTGAGCGGGTCAAGGTGTAGAAGCGTGCCGCGATAAATGATGCCCAGGCCCGAGGCCGCGAGGCCGGGCCGCGAGACGACTTCGATGCCGGTTGAGAGCAGCGGAATTGTGTTGAAGTCGGGCGAGGTCGCGAAGAACGCCTGCCCGATGGGATTTGCGGGTGTAGCCATAGTGAAATCTCCTTTTCGTTTGAAAACGTTTACGCGGTGCGCCGCTCCTTGGGGATGAACGCCAGAACCGACGCGGCTTCGTCCTTGGCGGTGCCTTCGCCGTGGCCCGCGCCGACATGCGGGTTGCGGATCTTGCCCATCTCGGCCTCGAACGTCGTCTTTGCCACTGCGGCGGTCGGCGCGGGCGCGGCGGCCAGGATCTCGCGCGCGGCTTCGACGTCGATTGTTTTACTGGCGAGCATCTTGGCGAGTTGCTCGCGCCCTTGCGCTTCGGGCAGCGCCAGAATCGCCGCGACGCGAGCGCGTTCCTGGGTGAGCGCCGTTTGCACGGCTGTGTTGATCTCTCCCTGCGTCGGCCCCGCGACGGTTGCCGGGGTATACGTGACGGGAGCGGCGGCGGGTGCCGGTAACGCGGCCTGCGCCGCCGGTGCCGGTGTGGGATTCGGATTTTCCATAGTAACCTCCTCTAGATTTGCGGCGGCTGGAGCCGCGTATTGTTGAACAATCGTGGCGGCGCTCGGGTCGAGCGACGCGAGAAACGGTTCGAAGGCCTGGACCTTGTCGACCATCCCGGCCTGGAGAGCTTGCGGCGCGCCGAGCACCTTGCCGCCGC